GAATGCTAAGGCAGCAGCTGCAGCTAAGGGTTATAAAGATCAACAGTTTGCACAGGTAGCATTCCAACCTGTAGCTGATGTTGCACCACCTGCACCTGTTATGCAGAGTGTTGGAGCTGCAGCGTTAATGGATGGATTAAAGATTGCATCAGCAGTAGCTACAGCTGGTGGTTCAGGTGGTTTCGGTATTTGGTAACTAACTATGGTATTACAATTCAACGAAGCACCTGATTATGCTTCCATTCTCGAAAGAGATTATCAAAAACAGAATAGAGGTTTTGCAAGACGTGAGGAAGCTGAAAGAGCTAATGATCAAAGACGTATTCAAAACGCTGGTGTACCTATAGATCTTATTACTGGTCTTATTCAATTCTCTGGTACAGCCAAGAAGATGGCTGATGGTTTAAAAGCTCAGACAGAAGAAAGGCAGTTAGATTATTATATTGAGAATATGTCTACTTGGACAGAAGCTCAAAAAGAATTAGCTATTGATAAGTATGAAAATGGAATAGATATACTTACTGATGATTACAAAGCTAAATGGAAAATTGCTCATAAAATCAATGAAGAAGGTAAGTTTACTGAAGCATTAGAACTTGTAGAGAATTCTGAATATAAGAGAGGTAGGTTTGGTTTTATTCAAGCAAAAGCTAAAAAAGCTTGGACTGATATAGATAATAATTTTACCAATTTTGCAGGTGATACAAGAGGTTTAGATGCTGATGGTCTGAGAGAAAAATTAGCAGCTTTCCAAAGTGAGTATTGGAAAGACTTTAAAAAATATCCTGAATCACTTCAAGTAAAACTTAAAGAAAAGTTCAATCAATTTGAAGCACAGAAACTAAGTGAAGTTAATCAACTTGAAAATCAGGCAACAATTAAAAGACAAGATACTGAACGACTATTTGAACTACAAACAAATTTAAAAGCTGATGATCTTCCTGTCTTTGAGAAGAACACATTAAGGATGATTGACCTTTTAATGGTTGAAAAAAATAAGTCCTTTACTGAAGCTGTTGAATACTTACAAGAGGATATTTTAACGCTTGTTGAAAATGGTTCTATCCCAGAGAGTGTGGCTAGAAAGTTTGAAGCTGTTACTATCCTCCATAAAGGAAAGAAAGGTCATCCAAGAGAAGAGATATTAAAATCTCACGCTCAAACATTTTCTAGGACTAATTGGGATAACCGACTAACTGCTGCAACTCAAAAATCAATAGCTATAAGAAAGACTAATGAACAAAACTATCGAACAAACTTTACAGATAATTTAGAAGCTGAAGAAAACGAACGAATCAAACAAGGTGGTACAAGGTTTACTGAAGACGAAATAGTTGAGTATTACAAAAACAACTACGACCCTTCACAAGGCGGTCCATTAACCCAACAGATGATTAATGAATGGTGGACTGCTGAAGAAGCTTTTGATGAAGAGCATGATCGTGTTTTAAATGAAAGAGAAAAGCTTGGTATTCCAATATCAAAGAAAGAAGCTAATAAGTTTAATGATCCTGATAAGAGAGCTTATTGGTCTAATAAGTCTATAACTCTAAATACAAATATTCCATCTGCAGCTAATATTCAAAATGCCAAAGCTTTAATCAAAGCTCATTCTGTTAAACACAATGAACTTGAAGGTAATCCTGATCCAAGTACTAATGAGACGTATGTCAATAACACTACTTATGGTGAATTAGAATATCGAAGAATCTACGCTGAAGAAATTCAAACAGCACCTTCTGCTAATGCAGCTCATCTAGAAACGATGAAGCGTATTAAAGAGAATATCTTTGAAGGTAATTACGATACACCACCTACTCCAAGTATTAGTGCAGCAAAGCAAAGAGAACTAACCTTACAATCAGCTACTGAAGCTGTTAAGTTAAATCCACAAATAATGGAAACAGGTATCATATTTGGTACTGAAAAGATCTTAGAAGAAGTAAGAGCTAATCCAAATGAGATTCATGTCTTCTATAAGCAACTAGCAGATAAATATCCAGGTGTACAAGCTGATCAACTTCAATACGCTCAACTTGAAATAGCTAATAAACTATTTGGTGGTAGTAAACCTGTTAAATCAGAACTACTAGAAGCTTATGAAAAACTAGACCCTGGTGTTCAATTCTTATTAAGTACTCACCCAACACCTGAAAAGGTTATGAGAGCAAAGATAGAAGCTTTCAAAGATGATGGAGAAATAACATATGACGAGATTGAGTTCTTATTAGAAGAGCTAAGTGAGATAAACCAAAAAGAATACCCAACACCTGAACTAAAACAAACATCTATGGATAGCATTTTAGGTTGGGATTTCGTAACGACTATGTAAATTACTAAGGTAATAAAATGTATTCTGGATTCGATCCAATAAATATCGACTCCCAGGCAGCAGAAGATGCTGTCAAAGAAGTCGATCAATTAACTGAAGAAGCAGAGCAGCGGCGAATCTTACAAGAACAACAAGCCGCTGCAATGCAACAAAGAGAGGAAGCTGCCGAAACTGCTGCAAAAGATCCTCGGAATCAAGAAGGTGGAGGAGGATTTAAAGGAGTTGTAAAAGAATTCCAATCAGCTATAGGAGGTGGTCTACAAGATACTGCCTCTTCTGTTGTCACCTTACCTGAAAGAGCCATTGATATGTTCAGTGGTGAAATGCAAGAAGAACAACAAACAGATGAAGGATATGGAGCTGAGTGGGATGACTGGTTTGTAGATGATGCTAATCCTATTGAGACTAAGACTTGGTGGGGAGGTGCTATTCGTAGTCTTGTTCACTTTGGTTCTTTAGCTGCTGCTATCATTCCTGCTGCTAAGGTAGCTGGAGTAACTGCTGCATCTACGCTTGCTGGTAGCCTTGTTAGAGGTGCTGGAATAGGTGCTGTATCAGATATCGTTTCTAAATATTCACAAGAAGAGAATGGTCTACAGATACTGAGAGATCGTTTTAACTTTATTGATACTCCATTAGCTACTAATGACTTAGATCACCCTGCAGTCAAGACATTAAAGAATGTAGTTGAAGGTATGGGTATAGGTGCTGTGTTCGATGGATTCAGTATCTTAGTTGGTAAGGGAGTAAGAAAAGTAAGGAAAGGAAAAGGTGGTAAAGAGATAGTTGAGGATGGAGCTGAAGATGCTCTAACTAAAGCTGTTGCTAGAGAACAAAGTGTTAAAGATCAAGTAACTCAAAAAGCAGTAACTCAATTAGAAATACCTGGCTTTAGTGGTTATAAAAACAAACCAATCGCTGATCCTTGGCAAGCTGCACCTACATCTAATGGTAAGCCATTTGACGTAAGGAAACAGCTATCAAGATCTAGGAAAGAGTGGGGAGCTGAGAACGGATCTACGGATTCACTTACAACTCCAGTTCAATTAGAAAGAACAGCTATCAATGCAGAAATGGCTGAAGAACATCTAAAAGAAGTTCTATCAGATTTCATGAGTGACCAACGAATTCAAACAGAAATCGCTAATGCTAAGGCATCAGGTAAATCACTTATGGATGTATGGGGTGAATCTGCTGAGAAGATGCAGAGAGTTATTGAAGGTAGAAATACAAGTGATGTATCTACTGAAGATTTCTGGAGAGAGTTCAACTTAGATACAGATAGAATTGACGATAGAGAAATCTGGAAGTCTGGTAATGTAGTAGCTGGTGATTTAATTATTGGTTCTCTTGTAAAAGAACTAAGAGATTTAGGTATAGCTGGTAGAGAACTCTTTGAGATAGCTGATGTAGCAGATATTGATGGTCCAGCTAAAGCAATGTATGACAAGTTAATTGCTGGTTTAACTCAAATTAAATTAGCAAAGATGACTAAATCTGCGTCATTTAGAAACCTTGGTGCAGGTGCAGTTAGAGAAGTTGTAGATACACAAGTAGCTGAATCAGTAGATGCTTTCAGATTAGCTATGAAACTAGCTGGTAATAGTAAAGATGATGATCTATTTAGAGCTATCTTTGAAACTGTATCAATGTCTAATGATATTCATAATGTCACAGACTTTGATGCTTGGATTCGTAAGAAGCTAAAAGGTGGTGACTTTAATGGTCAAGCTAAAACAGGTGCATTAATAAGAGAACTTCAAGGAGTAATGATTAACAGTGTTCTTAGTGGTCCTAAAACACCAGCTAGAGCAATCTTAGGTACAAGTACAGCTACCTTCTTACGTCCTTTATCACAAGTTCTTGGTGCAACATTATCTGGTGATGCTGGTACTAAACGTGCTTCATTAGCAGCTGTTCATGGAATGGTTGAAGCAATACCAGAAGCTTGGACTTTATTTAAAACTAAACTTAACTCCTATTGGACTGGTGATGTAGCAAGTATCAAATCTAGGTTCAATGAAATCACTAAAGGTGATGAACAATGGGAGATGTATAGAGACTGGATAGAGAATAGTGATAGAGCATCTTTAGGTGATAAGGGTACGTTCTATCTAGCTAATATGGCTAGAGCTATGAACAATAATAAGTTCCTTACTTATTCAACCAAGATCATGGCAGCTACTGATGATACTTTTGGGTACATCTTGGCTAGATCTAGAGCTAAAGAAAAGGCAATGCGCCTAGCAATGGATCAATTAAATAAAGGTAATATCACAGAGATAACACCTGATCTACTAAAGAATGCTGAAGATAGATTCTATGGTCAAATAACAGATGCTGATGGAAACATCACTGATGCAGCTACTATCTTTGCTAAGAAAGAAGCTACATTAACTACTGACTTAACAGGCTTCTCAAAAGGCTTGAATGAAGTATTTGATAAAGCACCTTGGGCTAAACCATTCTTCTTATTTGCTCGTACTGGTGTAAATGGATTAGCACTAACTGCTAAACATACACCTGGGTTTAACTTTCTTGTTAAGGAATGGAATGATATCGCTTTCGCTACTCCAGATAACCTACAAGATGTACTTAAATACGGTATTGAGACTGCAGATGATCTAGCTAATGCTAAGGCATTACAAAGAGGAAGACTAGCTATTGGTAGTGGAATTATCTCTATGGCATCTATTCACTTTATGAATGGTGGTCTTACTGGTAATGGTCCTACTGATAGACAGAAACGACAAGTATGGATTGATGCAGGTTGGAAACCTAGAAGTATAAAACTAGGTGACGTATGGGTTAGTTATGATGCGTTGGAACCATTTAACCTTATTCTTTCAACCATTGGTGACATTGGTGATCATAGTCAGTTGATGGGTGAGGAATGGACAGAAGATAACTTACAGAAACTTGCAGTCGTTATGATGCAAGGTATTTCAAGTAAGTCTTATCTTGCTGGTATGCAGCAGTTTGTTGATTTATTTGCCGGTAAGCCAGGTCAGTTTGAAAGAATTATTGCTGGTTTAGCAAACAACACCATACCTATGTCTTCCATGAGGAATGAACTAGGTAAATTATTCAATCCTTACATGAAGGAATTGAACTCTGGTATAGGTGATGCAATTAGAAATAGAAACCTAATTAGTGAGCGTTTAGCTGTTAAAGAGATACCAACTAAATATGACATGCTTAATGGTCAACCTATTAAAGACTGGGACTTCCCAACACGTATGTTCAATATGTTCAGTCCTGTTCAATTCAACCTAGATCAAGGTCCAGGTAGAAAGCTTTTATTTGATAGTGGTTATGACTTAAGAATGTCTACATACTCTGCACCTGATGGTACTGATCTAAGTCAGAACGCTACTGTTAGGTCAATGTTTATGAAAGCTATAGGTGATCAAAACATAGAAGCTCAACTAAATAAACTAGCTAAGAATCGTAAGGTTCAAATGTCTTTAGCTGCCATGCAAAATGATCTAGCAGCAGGTAGACGTGAGATGGACCCAAGAACAGCTTATGTGCATAACACATTAATCCATCAAATAATAGAAGATGCACGACGTAGAGCTTGGGCTCAAGTTCAAAGAAATCCAGAGGTTAAAGCATTACAAGAAGAAGAGAGAAGACTATCTACTCAGAATCTTGAGTCAATGTATAAGACTTCAGATTACAACAAAAAAGTTAGCAACATACTAGATATTTATAGATAACCCACCTTCCACCAGATACAACTAACAAAATGAACAAATGCCAGCAACCTATAAGGAAAACGGCGGGAGT